TACCAGAGCCAGGAAATGCTCCTGTAGATTTTACAACAACTTCTTCAGTATTAGTATCCAAAGATTTCTGAAGACCAGTAATGAAGAAACTGGAAGCATTATAAGACTGACGATTCCTAACCTTTCTTTTTACATTAACTAGTTTAGTGAATATAATATTAGGTGCTGAAGTATATCCTCTACCTGGATCCGTAACATCAATACCTACAACTTCACCTTGTTCAATTCTTGCAGTTGCTTTTGCACCAACTCCACCACCACCTTGGATGTAAATATATGGTGGATCTTGATAGAATCTACCTGGATTAACAACATTTATATTAGTAACAATACCAGAATAATCAACATCTGCAACTCCTTCAGCACCTTGTCCACCACCACCTTGGAAGAATAAAGTAGGAGGTGAAAGGTATCCTGATCCTGATGATTCTAATGATAGACCACTAATAGACTTAGTAACAGGAGTAGCAGTAGCACCAGTTCCCTCTCCACCTAAAATATCTACTCTAGCATCTCCAAAATATCCATCACCACCAGCAATCATCTTAACATATTCAACCTGACCAGTATTAGTTTCACTAAGAATAACTTCTGCTCTAGCACCACTAGGTACTTCTTGTTGAACTATAGGAGTATCATTTCCAAATTTAGTAGGTATACTATAGAAAGTATCACCAATACAATATGGATATTGTGGTTCACCACCACTTGCTGTGGTTAAGAAGTAAGCATAAGTTCCATCAGGATACTCAGGAGTTACACAATATCTACCATTATGAGTATCTAAATCTCCAAGTGCAGCTTCATAGATGTAATCTTCAATGAATGTACCTTCTGGATAGTATAGAATATTAGTCTTGTTACCCATGTTAGCATGGAAGTAACAGAAGTAGTGAAGATTATTAGGAGCAAACCAAGGAACTGTTATCTCAAGTTTTCTATTAGTTGCAGCATCATAGTTAGCAAGATATGCTGAGTATGTTACCTCACTATTATTAATGTAATATTTGACACCACGTTCATATAGGACATCTTTATCATATAAAGTTTGAGTGCTTGCATGCCAACCTTGTAAGTTTGTTTCTCCAGCAAAATCTGTTATTAAAAGAGGATGACCAACGTTACTTGCATCATCTAGATTAAATGTGACTGTATCTCCACGACCAATCAATTCAATTGGTGCTTCAGTTCCATTTAATACAAACTTATTACCATTACCAGAATCAGCAACAGTAACAGTATAAGTTGTTGAAGTAGGTGTATTACTTGGTATTCTATTACCATCAATCTCAACACCTGTTCTAAACCTATATGAAGTCTCAATCCTTTTGATTGCAGACTGATCATCTAATCCTGTAGTATAACCAAAAGGACCGTATATCGGATATCCATCATATGATATACCTAAAATTTTACTGTGTCCATTGGCATGACGTGATTTATCTCCACCAAAATTAGTCTCACTATAGTAAGTCTTAATATCAAAGACTCCTTGACCAGAACCAAAAGAATCAATTACCTTAGCATCTTGATAGTTATAGAGATGATCACTGTTAGGATATCCATTATAAGTATCATGATCATAGAAGTTAGTCTTATTAACATCAAATGCAAATCCTGTAGGAGGAGTACCATTAGTTCCTCCATCGGGAGTTAGTATCGGAATACCATTTGACATCAAACCAATTTGTCCTTTTGTAGGACTGCTGTTTTGTTGGTTTAAATCTGTAAGAGATCCTCTATCTTTAATAGCAGGATCATTATTTGGGGGTAATTGAGGTACATCTTTACCTCCACGATAAACTATCTTGTGAAGGAATGAGTGTGCGAATATATTGTTGTTATTAAACGTAGAAGGAAATATCCCAGAACCAGCAGGATCTGGAAGATTATTAGATTGAAGTGATAACCTATCTCCTGCAAATGCACCTGTAGTAATAGAAGCAGATACACTAGTTAATATACTTCTAATGTCAAATGTATCAACAACTAAACTATCATCTTGATTAGCATTAATAATAACCCTAAGAGGATCATATCCTGAACCAGGTGTCAATACTCGTACGTGAGTTATCTTACCACTTTCTATTATAGGAAATAACAGAGCAGCACTTTCTGGAGTACCACAATTAGTTACAGTTAGTTGAGGCGGATCAGATGCATCATAATCTTTACCACCTGATTTAACCACAACACTATCTACACCAAAATCTCTATTAAAGATTGGTTCAATAACGGCTCCAGATCCAGGTACTGTTCTTGGCATATTAGGTCACAACTACGATTTGATTACCCATTGATGGGTGGTTTGCACATTGATAATAAAGAGTTGCAGGTGCATCCATAGGAACAGTAAATGTAGTTGTTCCAGCACCATCACTTCCTACACCAGCAGTGTAAGCATTTCCTCCAGCAGATTGACGAATTTCAAATGGATGAATAGTATATTGTGAATCGTTCTTAAATCTGTAGACATGTCCTCTTGTTAGGTATAGGATAGGATCATTAGTAGTGTTAGGGAATCCTGATCCAGTAAAGGTATAATGAGAGTTAGTACCATCATTACCAAGTAACCATGTTATGCATGGAGCAGAAACTGGAATCCAGTCAAAGCCATCAAACATTAACATGTCACCTTCACTTACACCAGTTCCTGAATAAGAGAATCCACCAGATCCAGCGTAATTAATTGTTAAAGTGTCACCAGTAATACTGGTTGTTATATCTGTACCACCAGTAACTGTTAAAGTATCAGTTGCTCCAAGAGCAGTTGTACTTCCAGTGTCAGCATTAAATGTTGCAAATATATTACCACCGCCAGCCCCGCCACCAGTTCCAGGTCTAAACTCACCGTTTGCTGCATTCCAGGTAGGAACTTCCCCGTCTGCATAAGTCGTGTCTTGTACAGTACCAATGTCCTGTAGTCTAGAGTTAGTAGTATCTAGAAGTTCTCTCCATGCTGTATCACAAGAGAAGTATGCTTTCTTAGTATCATTAAGGTATGCAAACATTCCAGTATATGTTCCATAGGCAGGAAGGTTTACTGCTGCAACATAAGGAGCATTCCACTTAAGGAATCCATCAAGACCATCAATGATAGTATCGGTAGCATTAGTACCGTTTCTCAACATTATATCGCCAGTACCATCTGATTGGATTACAACATTACCATTACCAGATGATACAATGTTGTAACCATTTACGTTTAAATTCTGTTCAAGAATATTCTTGTTAGTAGGTTGACCTGGTGCAAATGCTGTACCATTCCATGTTAAAGCATCACCTGCACTGGGTGAAGCAGTATTAACCAATAAGTTTTGAGCACCTGAAGAACCACCTAAAGAATCATATAATTCAGTAAAATTGTCGTTAATCTTGTCACCACCAGCACGGAGTGAATCACCAGTGCCATCGTTAGCGGAAGTTCCAAGTGCTAGTAGTTGTTTTGCCATTAGACCTAGTTTTTAGTTATTTATGAGGGACGTTGTTGTTTGGTTTGAGGACCGAAGACATATGGGTAGACTGGTTTGTTATCTTCGTCTAAAGTTATGTAATATGCCCAAGTACCACCTGGAAATTCAGGAGTGACTGCAAATCTACCATTATTAATATCAAGGTCTCCTAAACCATTTACATATTCATAGTCCTGTACAAAAGTACCTGCAAATTTCTGGGCATAACTATAGTTTCTGCCAGCAGGAGGAGTTGTTAGTACTCTATAAGAACTTGCCAATCTTTTAGTTCCCGAATCATTATCATCAGAAATCTTATAACCAAAAGGTCCGTATACAGGATAACCATCAAAACATGTTCCAACAATCTTAGAATGACCATCGGGATGTCTAAAATAATTACCTTCATAATGAGAGGAACTAAAGTAACTATTAGACTGAACAATACCGTTAGCCCAACAGTTTACTAAAAATTCACCTGAATGATAATGATATGAACCGTTCTGTTCTGGATGACCACCACACTTATCTACACCATATGAAGTACCATTATATACTGCATTCCATTGGAAATTAGTAGGCAGTGCATCATCAGTGCCAGGTAGAGGTCCGTCTGCTGCTGTAGGAGCAGCAAGTATAACACCGTTAAGTGCTATACCCAAAGCACCAAAAGTTGCTGCTTGTGGACTGGAAGTATTAGTTCCACCTCTGTAAGTAAACTCATAATTATAAGTTTGAGCAGAGATGTTATTGGGACTATTTGGAAAATTTCCAGAACCCAATGGTTCACCTGCCAAAGCAGGGTCTGGGAGTCCATTGCTAGTTACAGTCAAGACTCCTTCAGAAATAGATGCAGTAGTAGTAGAAGCTGGCATAGTTAATATTTATGGTGTACTTGACCAGATAGATGTAATTTCAAAGGATGTTAAAGTAGTTCCTGTTGCAGCAGGTGAATCACCGTGACCAGGAATGTCACCACTATTTACTTGAGATAGATTATCAGGTGTAACATTAACTACGTCAGTGTCAATAATCTCTTCTTTATAAATTGCTTCCTCACCATAATCAGCTGGGTTTGGTGCGACATAATCATCTGCCACAGTATTTGTAATATCTACATTTGGATACTTGTAACCAGAACCAACAGCGTTTGTATCAACACGACTGATTCCAACCAGTGCTTTAACTGCACCATCAAAACCAGATGCACTATCAACTCTAACAACTGGACGTGAGGTATATCCAGATCCAGGATTAGTTACCTGAACACCATCCAATCTATTGGATAGAGTAACTGCTTCACCTTGTCCGTCACGACCAAATACAGATCCGATATATTCAAATGTAACCAGAGTCTGAGAAGATTCAATAACAGCAACTTCTCTGTCAATTGTTTCACCTTGAATGTCTAGAAGGTCACCTGCCTCAATTGGAGGAACAACTTCAGACTGCGTAACGTCAGCGTCAGAACCAATATACGCGAAACCAACAAATGTAGATCCTACACGAGGAATTTCTTTGAAGACGACACGAGAACCAACAAGTTCAAAACCGATTCCAGGTTGCTGAATAACACCGTTAAGTGAGATAATAATATTGTTATCTGCGATAATAGATTCAGTTGCCTGTACACCTTCAGTCAGTGCGATAGAGTAGAATGTACCACTACGCTTAAGGTTGAAGGAAGATCTCAATGAATCAAACTCAAATGATATATCATCTAACTGACGCATCTTACCAACGTAGAATCCAGTAAATGACGATCCTAAAGTAGGTGCTTCGTTAAACTGTATTATATCAGAGAATGCTGTGTAAGATCCTGTCGCGCCTGGAGGTTGTAATATACCGTTAACAAAGATCATCATATGACCTTCAGGATCTGGGAAGTATGGAGTACCATTTTGCTCAGTTAGTTTGAACTGAGTTTGTGTACCATCAAATCCAACGAACCAGCGAGACGTACGTCCAATAACATCTACTTTCTCTTGTGATGCTGCCTTGTATCCATCATTAGATACGATAGTGTCATCACCTGTAAATGTTCCAACAACATCACTTAGATATACACGATCTACCAAACCAATTTCATCAATTCTAGTTACAGTACCGTAAGCAGTTGTAGTCTGATTAACAGTAGTAGCAACCTGACCATATATGGTTGGAACTGAATCTTCACCGATTGGATATTGACCAATATATTGACCGTTAGCAAATACTGAATCTCCTATTGGAGAAACATACAAGTAATTATTAACATCATCCCATCCAGTGATAATACCATATGCACCTTCAAAGATCTTAGATAAGTTGTTGTTTGCCTGATAGACGTAACTACCAACTGTAAAGTCAAGAACGTTATAAGGAGTTTGAAGTGAAACACCTAAGCGTGTATATCCAGTAGCAACAACCTTATCACCTGTACCTATTTCAGCAAGAATTGATGGATGTTTTTGAACATCAAGATATATTCTAGTATTCTCAGGATAAACAATTGAGTTCTCTTCAAATGCACCTACGATACTCTCAGTATCAATTGTAAGTTTACCACCAGTGTTAGCAATAACAGCACCTTCATTCTTGATAAAGCTAACAACATCTGCTGTTGCATTTGAAGTATATCCTTGGAATGAGTATCCAACATCTAAGTTGTTAGTAAGATCTACAATTTGGAATCTATCAACAGAAGTTTGAAGACCCGCGTTAGTTAAAGTACCAACTTCAAGTGTGATATTAGCACCACCACCATTACCGATATTAGCATCAGGAATTGTTAGTACATCTGAAATACCATATCCAGTACCACCAGCTGCGATTGTTACGTTAGCAGCACCTGAGTCATCAACGGTAACATTAAATGTTGCGTTAGAACCATTACCACCTGTTACTGCGACACCTTCATAAGAACCTTGAGTTCTGTTGGCATCAGCACCAGCGTTTGTTAGATTAGTAATAGATCCAACAAGGTTAGTACCACCCGCTAAAGAAGCACCTGAAGTCTGTCCAGTGATTCCATTATAAAGTGGGAACGTACCAGCAGTGATTACAACGTCCATATATCGGAAGTTGGTGTCAGAAGATAGTGCGTATATTGTACCAGTAATAGCAGCGTTACCTGTTACCTGAATTACTTCATTAAGAGCAAAGTCTGCATTACCACCACCTAGAGTAACTTGATCTGCTTTGAAACTAAATCTCTTAAAGATCTTAGCAACCTTAGCTTCGTTACTTGTAATCTTCTCAATTTCAGCAAAACTATCAGATCCAACAGCATAGAAGAAATCGGAACCAACTAACTTATTACCAAGTCCTACAGGAACGTCTCTAGTACCACCTGTGACATAAGAAACTGTTGGAAGTGTAATACCAATATTACCAGTAACAGTATCATAGAATAAACTATCTTTCAATTGATTACGATATAGATCAAATGTGTTCTTAAAGCGGAACATTATATCTGGAGTATCATAAGCATAATTCAATGTTGTTCTGTATTCTGGTAGTATTCCAGAGTCAGCACCAGTTGGTAAAGTATTATCTAATTGTTGTTCGGCAAAGATTTGAAGTTTGTCTATAATATACTTCTTGATATTGTACTCATCAGACTTGTAGAACTTAAATCCACCTTCAGATTGATAGATGTCTAGGAATCCTTTATTAAGTTTAGCACCCCAGATAAATGATCCAGAAGTACCATCACCTGCACTACCAGCACCAGCTAAAGTACCAGTATTATTGAGCATGTATTCCTTGATATTCAACTGTGCAATACCGAATGGAACTCTGATTGTAATGAATGGTCTGAACCAACCAAATCCGTATGGTTTAACACCCCAGTTAATTCCTAA